CCATGAAGAACACAAAAGTTGGGATTAAACCCATTAAGCAATAGAAAAAGCCAAAAAAAAAGAAAGAGAAAAAATAAAGAGGATATATGAAAAAAAAGAAATCCAATAAGTCCGATACTATAAAAAAAAGAATTAAAAAAAACCAAAAAGAATGGTTGGAGGCCTTTAAAACGCAATGGACAATTACTGGTGCTTGTAGAAGAATAGGAATTAATCCGGACACTTATTATGAGTGGGCTAAAAAATATCCAGAATTTAAAAAAAGAAAAGAAGAAATAGAAAAAGAACAGATAGATTTTGTAGAAGCTAAATTATACGAAGCAATCAATGAAAAAAATCTGGGAGCGATTATCTTTTTTCTTAAATGTCGGGGTGGGGAAAAATGGAAAGAGAGAACAGTTCAGAAATTAGAAGGTGAAATTAAAACTAAATTTGAATTGACAGATGAACAATTTAAACAAATTATTGGAAGAATTATCAGAAGAGGAGAAAGAATTAATAACAGTTAAAGAAGCAAAAGAGAATTTAATTGATTTTGCTAATGGCGTTGATAAGAAATATCAAGCAAATTGGCACCATGAACTAATAGCCGCAAAGCTTCAAGAAGCTTACGAAAATGTAAAAGCGGGGAAAAGAGCAAGGATTATATTGGAACTTCCGCCCCGGCACGGAAAAAGTAATTTAGCTTCGATAAAATTTCCAGCGTGGATTTTAGGAAAAAATCCAGATTGGCAAATAATTGTAGTAAGTTATTCGCAAGATTTGGCGACTGATTTTGGATTAGAAACGAGAGATTTAGTAAATAGTAATAATTATCAGATAATTTTTAAAACAAGATTAAGACCAGATACTCAGGCAAAATCGAAATGGTTAACAAAAGAAAATGGCGGCTACACAGCAGTGGGAATTGGTGGGCCAATTGTAGGAAGAGGATTTAATATCGGAATTATTGACGACCCAATAAAAAATAAAGAAGAAGCGGAAAGCTTAACAATTAGAGAAAGAAATTGGAAATGGTATCTTTCAACTTTCTTGACAAGAGAAGATGGAAATGGGGCAATAATAGTTATTATAAACAGATGGCACGATGACGATTTAGTGGGCCGAATATTAAAAGCTGAAAAAGAAAGAGGAATTAAAGAATGGGAAGTAATTAAATTTCCAGCTATTGCCGAAGAAGATGAGGAATTTAGAAAAAAAGGAGAAGCACTTTGGGAAAAGAAATTTCCGTTAAGTATTCTCGAAAAAAGAAAAGCGGAATTGGGCCCATATGATTGGTCGGGATTATATCAGCAGGACCCAGTGTTTGAAGAGCAAAGAGAATTTAAAAAAGAATGGTTCAAATATAGAAAATTAGATGAAATTGAAAAATTAGACACAAGAAGATTTGTAACAATTGATCCAGCAGGCGCTTTAAGAGATAAATCAGATTATATCGGAGTAACAATAAATTATGTTGACAGCGAGAATAATTGGAATTTAAAAGCATTTCGGGTTAAAATGAATTCAATGGAACTAATCAACTTGATTTTTAAGCTTTATCAAGATATAAGATTTGAAAAGATAGGGATTGAAGAAGGTGCTTATAAAACTACTTTACAGCCATTTTTAGAAGAAGAAATGAGAAAACGGGGATTGTTTTTTAGAGTAGAGGAATTAAAACATCGGCAACAAGAAAAAACTTTAAGAATTCGGGGACTTATTCCGAGATATAGTTCAAATTCAATTTTTCATATCGAAGATTTTTCTTCCGATTTAGAAGAGGAATTAATTAGATTTCCAAAAGGAATGATAGATGATACGGCTGATGCTTGTGCTTATCAATTACAAATTGCTGAAAAACCAGAAAGAGCTGCGAGTGAAGAATTCTTGAGAATTCAAAAGATTAGAGAAAGAAGAAAAAAGTTTGAGTTATTATGAACAATGAAGAAAAAAATCAACCAACCCGTGATTTTGAAGAAATTTTTGAAGAATGGCATAATGAAGAGGAAAGAGAGCGACGAAGAATTGAAAGAAAACGAGAAGAAAAAATTAAAGAAAAAGAGAAAGATGTAGGACTTTAAAAATTGTTTGACAAATTTTTTGAGTCTATGCTAAAATAAAAAGACGCTATGAAAATCTTTTCAATTTTAGAAAACGAGATAAATAATTATCTACAAGGAGAAGTGCCGATTTCCGAAGGATACAATTTTAGTCAGCATAAAATAACTAAAAGAATAATACTTTATTTAAACGGCATTTATCCTGAAGGCAAACTTGATAGCCAAGGAGATTATAAATACTGGTTCGATATTATCACACCAAGAATTAATAATGAAGTTAAAAATATTGATTTTGATACAAAAGATATTCTGTTTTATTCGGAACAAAAAAAAGATATTTTTCCAATTCTTCTTTTAAATGCTAACTTAAAAGAATGGCTGAGAGAAACAGGTCAAGCAGAGGAAATCAATGAAGCTGTAGAAGAAGGGTCAGCTTTGGGAAATATAGTTTTTAAGAAAGTTAATGAAAGATATGAAAGAGTAGATTTAAAGAACTTCTTTGTTATTAATCAAACAGCCAAAAATTTAGAAGAAACACCGGTAATTGAAAGACATATTTTAACTCAATCAGAGTTAAGAGCCAAAAAGAATATTTGGGAAAATGTCGATGAAGTAATAAAAAATTGTGCCAATAAATATTTTTCAGCTACTTTAAAAACAAATATAGAAGTTAAAGAAACTCCTTATTATGAGATTTTTGAAAGAAATGGAGAGGTAGATGAAGCTACTTTATTTGAAGCTCAAGGAAAAGAAGGTGGAAATAGAGATAAATATATTTTAGCAAAAATCATTGTAGCTGGATTAAAAAAAGGGCAAGTAGCAAAAAGTTGTGTTCTTTATGCCGATGAAATTTCAAAAATACCTTACAAGGAATATCATCGGGAAAGTTACACTGGCCGCTGGTTTAGAAAAGGAATTGTCGAAATTTTAATGGACATTCAAACCAGAGCCAATGAAATTGGTAATCAAATTGCCAAAGGTTTAGCTTGGGCTTCAAAAACTATTTTTAGGAGTGCTGATAGGCTGATTGTCCAGAATATTCTAACCGATATGGAAAGCGGAGATATTATTAAGACAACCGATTTATCTCAAATTCCAGTAAGAATGCAAGGATTAGACCAATTAATTGCCGATTGGAATAGATTGATGGACTTAGCTGATAAATTGTGCCATTCTTATGACATAGCCAGAGGAGAAACAATGCCAGCTGGCACCCCATTTAGATTAGGAGCAATTTTAAATATCAATGTGTCAAAATTTTTTGATTTTATTAGGGAAAAATTAGGAATAGTTATCGAAAATATTTTTCAAGAGTGGATTTTACCTGAACTGATAAAAGATTTAAAGAAAAAAGATGTTTTAAGATTAACTGGCAATAGTGAATACTTAACAAAATATTATGAGATGTGCGTTAATGCTTGGTATGTAAGAAATCTAATTGCTTTGGGCCCGCATTCGGCCGAAGAAGCTGAACTCGTAAAAAGCCGAAAACTTGAGGAAATTTCTAAACAACCAGAAGCTTTAGTTAAACTTGAAAAAGGATTGTTTGATAATGTAAAACCAAGAGTAAAAGTGATAATTACGGGTGAGAATGTAAATATTACTGCCGAATTGGAAACTCTATATTCTTTTATTCAATTAGAACAAGACCCAGTGAGACGACAAGCCTTAATTGAAATGGCAATGGCTAAAAAAGGAATTGACATTTCAATGTTGCCAAAAACCGAAGTAGAAATGTTAAGTGCAATGGGCCCAGCATCAACAACAGGAGGCAAAGCGATAAAGAGAACTTTACCCTTACCAGTTTAATATGAGAATTTTTACTCCTTTAAAAGATTTTTTGAGCACAACGGCAAAAATGAAAAGATGGCAAAAAGCAGAAGAACTTAAAAAAGAAACGGAAAAATTATATAATGAAAATCCTATTTTAACAAAAGCTCAAAAAGAGGACATCTGGAAAATAAGGGGAGAGTATGCCGAAAAGGCAAGAGAGCTAATGATTAAATATCTAAAGCTCGAGGTCGATTGCCTTAAAAATCAAAAACTTAAATTGCAAAAATAAAAAAATGCCAAAGAAAAAAAAGAGAGGTTGGGTTCCTGGTTTCACGAGAAAAAGAGGGATAAGAGTTAAGGGTCATGCTCGCCGAAGACCAACATTAACAGCCGGAGAAAGAGGAAGAAGGGCCAGAGTAGCTCGAGGAAGATTATTACCAGCAGGAATAAGAGCAGCTGGCAGAAGGGGTTTTTATGGCACAGTTGAGAAACTTCGCTCTTATCAAGATAGTATTACTTCCCCGGAAAGATTGGCAGGCTGGTTAAAAGGAGAAGCGAAAGCCAGAGGAGTATTATCTTCAAGACATCCTTACGTTGGCAGGCGAGGATATAGAAAATATCCAACAGCAGCAAAAAGGATGGCAAAGAGAGAATATAGAGCACTTTTAAGAAGAAAAAGAGGAAGAGTTTAATACTATGCCATTTGTAAAGCGTGGGAATGTGATTGACATAATAAATTAAATTTAATATCATAGAAGTATAATTAATAAAGATACTTCTATGAAAAAATTAAATTTAAAAAATAAAAGATGTTTAGAGTGTGGAAAAGAAATAGTATTAAATGTCAAAAGAGATATTAAAAGAAAGAAATTTTGTAGTCATAGTTGTCGGGCTAGATATTATGTAAAAAATGGAACAATAAAGTTAACTACTATTAGACTAAGAGGAAATCCAAATCCCCCACGAGGAAAAAACCATAGATGGTGGAAAGGCGGATATAAAAATTCTCAAGGATATAGATTTATAAAAATAGGAATACACAAAGGAGAATATGAGGCAGAACATAGAATTGTAATGGAAAAATATTTGGGAAGAAAATTAAAGAGAAATGAAATAATCCACCATATTGATGGAAACAGATTAAATAATAAAATAGATAATTTAATACTATGTTCATTAAGGGAACATTTTAAAATACATTATTCCTTAATGAAAATAGCTTTTAAAATGGTCGAAAATGGAAATATAAAATTCAATAAAGAGACAAAAACTTATGCCTTTTAAACGGAGAGGTCGTTTCTATTATAGCCCTTCAGGAAGAAGATTTACTAAGAAACAAGTGAAAATGTATTATGCGACTAAAGGATTTAAGAAAAGTTTAATAAGAGGCAAAAAAAGAAAAAAATAATATGCCAAGAAAAAAAAGAAAAGTCCGAGC